TATAATCCATATATTTTTCAACTAAGAATTTAGGATCAAAATACATACCTTCTACAGTTACTTTTCCTTCATCATCAACTTCATATTGTTTAATACCCATAAGAGTATTTATAATTTCTGCACCTTTGCTAGCAATTTCTCGTTTCTTTGCTTCTGTGAATAAATTTTCTTCAACAAATTCAAGACCTACTGCGCCTTTAAGTGCTTTATCTTTAGCAAATTCAGGGTGTTTTAAACAAAATTGCACCCAAGTAGGTTTCAGTAATATTTCTTGTAATATAGAACGAATTCTATTAATAAAATAATTAAATCTAATTTCTTCTCTTGCGATGCCTTCTCCACCAGTAGTCCAATTAGCACCACCTCCACCACCTTCTTCTCCAGTAGATTGAAATCTATCCTTTGGAACTTTTGTTTCAATTATAAATCTTTTCCAAAAATAATCAAGTGCCATAGTTCCTGACAAATCATAACCTGCCGGTGCAAATGAATCTATTTCAGTTTGTGTTCCTTCTTTAGATGGAATAATATAAGTTTTAGCAAATGAAAAATTAGGAGTACCATTTATAGTTACTTCTCCAGATTGATAATCAATTGTAACATCTTCTTTATACATACCTCTTAATTCTGAAAGTCTTGTTCTTGCTTTAACTTCAGATTGTGTACCCATTGGAACAATAATTTTCATACGAGATTGTGAATTCATTACATTCCATATAATACGTGAATTTTCCATTGTACGTAACATATTGAATGCTCTAACTAATCTTTCAACATAAGATAATCTCGATATAAAATTTCCTCTTGCCCAAGATATGTAAATTAAGTTACCATCAACTAATTCTCTTTGTTTCTCTGAATCTCCTCTAAATTGAATCCATACTCTATAATCATTTTCTTCTTCATCTTTTCTCATTTCAGGTTCAAGAGTAACAGGATCAAGTTCTTTAAATCCTAATATATTTTTAGCATCTTCAGTTCCTTCACCATCATAAATTATTTCAAAAGCAAGAAAACCATCAATCAAGAATTTTTTAGCATAATGCCAACCATCATGGCCTTGATTAAATCCAAATGCATAATAAACTCTTTTAAATGATTCATTAAGATCATCTACTATTTCTTTAGCTTTTTCAGCCTTAAGAACAGATTTAAGTTTTTTAGTATTGGGATATGCAAAAAAGTTTGCATCATCTTGAATAATTGTTTCATCTGCTATAACTTCTAGCACATGTTCAATTTCTCCATTCATTGCAAATCTACGAAGGAAATCTCTTCTTGTTGGATACTCTTTATCAAAAAAAGCAATAAACTCTTTTTGACCGATATCCATTCCTGACGCTAATTGATGTTGACCATAAAGAGAATACATAGAATCTTCTTGCATTTCGGTAATACCGATTGCACGGGATTGTTTAATAACTTTATCATCCCATTTCATGCCCAAGGCACTCCAATAGCGAATATTTCTTTGGATATTATCTAAAAAGGATTTTGAACCTCTATCAAGTTGTCTTAGTCCGAAGCCACTCATAAATGTCTATTTTATTTATATATTTATTATATTGTGTTATTTTTTAATTGTTTTCTAATTATAGCGTTTTGGTGATTTTTTAAACCCCATGGCGAAAATTCTTTTCCGCAATGATTGCAAATAATTTTTTTAACATTTAATGATGCATTTTTTAATGTAATTTTGTGTTCTTCAGAAAGAGCTTTTCCTAATAATGCGTTAGAAATTTTTTCTTTTGTTTTTTTAGAATGTTTTTTTCCTAACATTGGTTCATTTTGTAATTTTCGTTTTTGTTTAATTTTCTTAATTGCTTCTTCAGTATGGTGTTTTCCATACATTGGATGTTTTTCTCCAGCTTGTTTTTCTTTTGCGCCCTTACTGATTTTTTCTTTTGTTTCTTGAGTACAAATTTTTCCTGTATTTGCTTTACTAATTTTTTTCTTTGTTGATTCTGCTAAAAATGCTCCTTTAAATCCTATTCCTCCTTTTGGACTTATATTATAGCCATTTGGATAAAGAGTATTATTTTCATTTATATAATATCCCTCTAATTCTCTTGCAGATAAAATAGTTGGACAGATTTTTAATGTTTCTCTTTTAAAATTTTCATAACCATATTTTTTAATGGTTTTTAGAAAATATCTTCCACTTCCTAAATACCCATCATTAATATTATTAGTTGCATGACTACCAACATATTGTTTGTTTGTAATCAAATTAGTAGATATGTATACAAAATTAAATTCCTTTTCCATATAAATATATATTCACATTATAAATCCAAAACTAGCCATTTATTTAGTTTTATTTTTATTATCGTAATACGTTTTATATATTATTTCAAGATTTGCTTTCTTAAATGATTGTTTTGCATTAAAAAATGGTATATATTGCCAATCTTCGTATTCCATCATTCTAAATTTTCTAAGATTAAGCATATTATATGATCTATATGCATAATTAAAAAGAGCATGTTGTGATTTATTAAAATACTCAAATAATTCAGGATTTTTACCAGATAATGCAGCAATACGATATTCCGTGTTTAACGCAATATGATTGTATTGTGTTAATTCTTCTACATCTTTAAGAAAAGTTTTATACACATTATAATATGCTTCAAAAAATTTAACTCTTTCTTCTGGAGGAAGTATATTAAGATTTATTCCTTTTACTATATTATCAGTTGGATTATATGAAGTACAAAATAATATAGGAGTATAATCATGAAATTTAACTATTTTACCTGATTGTATATTTTGTATTTCCTGAAGAGTTTGATTATTAACATGAATAAATGTATATATCATTCCTTGAAAAGGCAATCCACCTGAAATTTTTTTAAGTACTGATTCTTGATCAGTATCCTCTATTTCAATAACTTTATTAGGACCCTTTAAATCATATTTAAGATAATTCTCAAATAAACGTGTGAACGCTACGTTTTCTATATCATTCACACCTTTTAATTTATCATATAAAAGTTTAGGAGATTCCATATTTATTCATTATTTCCTTGCCAAAAACGTCCTATCAAATGTTGAAGCGTGTGCTCTGTGAAGATATAATATTTAAAACCATTTTTATCTGCCCATGCTTTACATGCAGCAAATTTTGCTTCATTTATTAAAAATTCCTTTGCATCTATATTAAATTTTCTTTGTTCTTTTAATGATGCATTTGGAGATGGCGGTATAGGTTTTTTTAATTTATTTGATGGTTTAATTTCAACTATTACTTTTTCTTTAACTCCGTCGCCTTTATCTATTTCAATCCAGAAGTCTATGTTATAGTTTTTAATTATCCAATTTTTAGGATTATTGGGATCTAATCCTTGACGTTTACATTCTTCAAGTTTAGATACTCTATCATAATATGGAACTTTTGTAGGTTCGGAACTCCAATGAGTAATTGATGGCGAAAAATCACACCAACGACAAAATGATTGTTCCCAAGAACTACGATAAATTACTAAATTAGGATCCCCTCCTACATATTTTTCAGGATGCTGAACTTTATAGTAACCTTGGTGAGTTTGTCCTTTTCGTAGTTTTCCATTCTCATCATATATATTTTTCTTGGGTGTGTGCCACAATTTATATGCGTCATTATAAGCCATTTTTATATTTATATATTGTAGATTTTATTCCCGGAAGTTGAGATTTTTTTGCTTTTAGGAAAATTACCATAAAGTTTTCTCCAACCTTTTGCAAAACCATTTTTAATTATTTGAGTAAAATACGCAAAAGCATTTTGAGATTTTTCAGGATTATAGCCTCTCCAATATAAATAACAATCTAAGATTGCAAATGCAATGCAATCTTCTCGATCTTCAGCATATATATAATTTAATTTTGTAGAGAATTTTTTAGCCATTAATTGAAACATTTCAATAGCTTCTATTGTTAATTTATCATTTGCTTTACAACGTATTATTTCATTACGAAGATCGCTATTTTTTACATGTTGAGGCATATTTAATTAAAATTTAATTAATATTTTATTTTATATGAAAAAAACGTGATAAGTTTTATCACGTTTCATTTTTATTAACATATAAATTTTATACAGCCAATGTTCTTAAACTTGATTTAGGAGCAGTTTGTAGTTCTTGAGTACCATCAGGTAATTGTTTAATTATTTTTACTCCATCAGCATCTCCAATTGCATTTGTATAATCAATAGCATTTATTAATACACTTTCTAAAGCTTCTTCAGTTGCTTCGTCAATTATAACTCCAGAAACATAATTTTCTTCATTAGCAAATTCATTAATATTTTCAAATATTCGAATCTGTGATTTTGGCATAAAAACTGCATTTCCTTCAAGTAAAACTTTAATCTGTTGATCATCTGCAGCTTTTTCCCATTGATTATAACGAACATAGCAATCATTTACTTTAATTGGAATGTTGCCAAGATAAATTCCGCATTTTACATATTGTTCAAATAATAAAGCTTGAGTTTTTTCATCAAATTTCATATGAGGTGTAACAATAGGATCAGGTTTTTTATTAAATTCTTTAAGATCTTTTGGATCAACCATATAAGTATTTCCTTGTACTTGTACAATTAGTTTTTTATCATATTGACCAATAACATAACCAGTATCTTTTTTATATTTTACTTTATCTAAAAGCTGTATATCTTCATTAAGAGATTCATCAACTTCACTTTCATTGTAATAATTATCAATTTGTGATGCATCATCAGCATCATCTACGTACTCTTGTAATTTACATACTAGTTCGTACTCTGTACCGGTTGGATCATCAGGTACAACATCTATTTGAGCATTTAACGCGTTAATGATCATTTGTAATTCTTCATATTCTAATTCAACTGTCATAGTTTTAAAGATTTATTTTTTAACTCTTTTTAAGAAAACTTTTTTAGCTGTATTTTTCTTTTCTTCTGGTTTTTCTTTATCAAATTTATCTCTTTCAAGATTTGTATCTGGAGGACCAGCTGCTTCTTTTTTAGGTTCTTCTTCTTTTTCTTTTTCTTCAGGAGTTTTTTCTTCACCTTCTGCAGGTTTTTCAGGATTTTCAAGATCTAATTCTGTAGTATCTTCAGTTCCACCACCTAGTTCTTCACCGCCTTCTGGAGAAATTTCTGCACCTTCTCCGCCTTCTTCTCCTGGTGTTTTTTCACCTTCTTCGCCGGCTTCACCTTCTTCTCCTTTTTCAATATCTGCTTCTGCATCTACTTTATCCGCATAAGCTTCAACATTATCTGCATCTAAACTAACTTTATCTGTATCATCTGTTGGCTCATCACTTAATAGTTCTGATTTATCATCATCAAATGTTACAGCTGAACTTGCGCCACCAGCTACATCGCCAGGAGCTTTCATACTTGACATTCCAACTTCAGTACCAAATTCATCACCTTCTCCAGCTCCAGTGTCTCCACCTTCACCTTTAGCAGCCATAGCACCTGTAGGAACAACAACTGTATAAGATTTTCCAGATTGATCATCTTGAACTGTAATATTAAGATTTTCGGTTACTGATGTAAATTTTTCAACTTCATTAAGATAATTTTTATAATCATTTTTAACATCATCTAATTCTTCACCAACAGCTTCAACAACTGCTGCAGCTACATCGCCGCTTTCATTTGAAAATTGTACAATTTTATCTTCCAACATCTTAATATAATTAGAATACTCTATTTTAGTTTCATCTATTTCAGCTAAAATTTTTTCCTTATTAGGAAGAATTTCAGCAAATGTTTTAGAAACATCAAATCTCATATGTTCCATCATAATTTTTTCAGCTTGAATAGGATTAATATTACGATAGAATGTAGCTTTATTATTAAGAGGATCAAATGTTGTAATAAAAATATTATCTCTTAATTTAAATACATCAGCTGCATAATTTTCATTTTCTTTAAGTTCAACTCTTTTAACAAAATCAAGTTCTGCAATTTCATTAAAATTTTCTCGTAATATATTAACTATATTATAAAATTCAGAGTTACCGCCCCATTTAGCAGCTTCTGCTGATTCATTAACTTGAATTTTAGAAAAAAGATTGCCATTAATAAAAGTTTCATTTTCAGATAAAATAGCATTATCGTTGCCTACATATACTTTTATATCTTTTTTAGTTACTTCCACATTAGGATAATTTATAACTTCGCAAAGAGATGTAAATGCTTCGTCAAGTTTAGAAACTTCTTCTCTTTTAATTTTATTGATATTATTTCCTTTTTTAATATAATATGTTCCTTTTACATTAAAAAGAACTTCTTGTTCTCCTAAATAAAGAATAGGTGAAAAAAGTTTATCAACAATATCACATTCTGCATTAGCATATTCTAATTGCAATTGTGTTGCATCTAATATAACAAGATTAAGAATATCTCTAATAAATTGATCATAACTAAATTTAACAAGTGTTTCTTTTAATATATGCTTTGTTGTTTCTGTTTTATTACTTAAATAATTATCTACAACATCTTCAATAAGTGGCAAAAGATAATTACTTCTAGTATCTTTCATTGTTTCAATAATCTTTGTAATGTCTACATCATTTTTATATTGTTTAACTTTATTGGCAATAGCGCCCAATTCAGTATTAACAGCAGGAAGATGAGTAAATCCAGATACAGCTGAAATAAAAGTTTCATAAAGAAGAACTTCTGGAGTTGTTTCTAGTTTTTCACGTAAATCTTCTAGAATCATTGCAAGTGTAGTGTTATATCTACCTTCCTTTTCCATTAAAGTATTAATTGCTTTTCTAACACCTAAATGTTTAATAGAATACACTCTTTTTTGATTCACAAGCCATTCACTAATGAGTTTATCCTTAGAATATTTTTCTAAGCCATCAAACAAATTTTCTAATGCTACTCGTTCTATTTCTAACTTTGCTTCAGGAGTAACATTGTTATAAATAGCTGATGAAAGTGCATTTATGGTAGATTCGCATAATGACTTTACACTATCTATTGTTGTTTGTTCTTTTAAATTATTTATTCTCGTTATCATCTTGTTTAATTATTTTGTTTATATTTTTACATTTATTACCGTGATATCTTGCATAATTCCATGGATAAAATTCTTTATTACAATGTTCACATTTAATTTTTTTAGTATTTTTTCTAGCTTCTAATTCTTTTTCTGTACGTTTTCTTTGATGTGTTCCTTTTATTTTTTTAATTCTTTTTTCTATTACTTCTATTGTTTGTTTCTTTCCTTCATGTGATAAAGAAATTCTTTTCTTTGTTTCATCTGTATGTTTTTGACCTCTTTTTGATTTACTAATTTTTTCTTTTGTTTCATTTAAATGTTTCTTTCCTTTATGTGATTTTGACATTTTTTCTTTTGTTTCTTCAGAATGACAAATCCATTCTTTTACTCCTATACCACCCTTAGGGCTTATATTATATCCATTTGGTGTTAATGTATTATATTCTTTAATATATTTTTCCTGTGCATTGAATGCTTCTTCTTTTGTATTAAATTCTTCTAAGTTTTCTCGTTTGAAATTTATTATATTATATTTATTTATTGCACTTAAAATTAAAATTCCGCTTCCATAATACTTATCACTTATACGTTTTGGTGAATGATCACCTATATACTGTTTTCCATTAATTAAATTTGTTGTTATGTATACATAATGCGGCATTTTGAGATAATAATACAATTATTTTAATTTATATATTTAACGATTTTTAAAAATTTTAGACAATTTTAAGATACTGCACCACAAAAGATTCACCGCTGAGCACGCAAAGCACGCAGAGATTACTTTATTTTTTTCTCCGCGTTCTCGGCGGTCTCCGCGGTAAGGGATTGTTGATGTTGAAAAATTTT